CCAGTTTTGCAGTCGCCGTCGAGCCGAGGCAGGCTATAACGACAGCCTTACAACGTCGCCTAGCGGTGATGTCACGCTCGGCACTTTGATGTACAGCGCGGCGTTGTGGCGTTCGCGTGGCTCGCTTGAGAACGTGTTTGCGTCGTTTGACGGCATGGGTACAGCACCCCAGCAATCGTTAACGCCGATCGTTAAACAGTTGTTAGGTATTGACCGACCAGCGGTTGCCTGATGCCCGCACCATACACCGACCTATTTAATGAGACGCTAGACGATCTTGCTACGACGCTGACCGCGATCACGTCGTTGCGTGTCGTGACCGACCCGACGAAACTTGTGCCAAATTGTGTGTTTATTCAAGCGCCAAGTTTTACGACGATTGCTGGCAACGGCAACATCGTACGCATGGACTATCCGATCAAAGTTGTTGGTAGTGGCCCAGCAGGTTTACCCGTGTTGCGCGAAATATTGCAAATCACGGCAACCGTTTTAGGGTCGGCAATAATCGTCATGTCGGGTCGCCCCGGCACACTTGACATAGGCGGGCAAGAATACCCGTGCTACGACCTATCGGTCGGCGTACAAGCACAAACAGCGTAATACACACCGACAGGCAATCGTTATGGTAAAACTATAGGTACAAGACAAAAGGATTAACACATGGCAACTAGCACCTATCTATCAAACCCAGTCGTTTTAATCGGTGCGTCAAGCGCAGCGACAACCGACATCACCGACCAAGTATCCGCAGTTACCGTCAACTATGTTGTCGAAGCACTTGAAGACACCGCGTTCGGCTCGACTGCCCGCACCAACACCGCAGGCCTGCAATCAAACAGCGCAACATTGACTTTGTATGCGTCGTACGCAACGTCAGAAAGTTACGCAACATTGTCAGCGCTCGTCGGCACAAAATGTTATATCAAAGTAACCCCAGCGTCAGGCTCGAACACAGCCACTAACCCTGGGTTCGAGTTAACTAATACCTTTCTAAGTGCGTTGCCCGTGATAAATGCCAACCTCGGGGAGCTGAGCGTATATGACGTAGAACTCGTGGGCGGCTCGTACACAGTTGACGTAACATGATCTAACGTGCCAATACTGGCCGAGAACAGGAACAGGCAATGAGATTAAAATTAAAAGTTGATTTACAAGACGGCACAGCGCCACTCGAATTGACAACAAATATGTTTGTTATTTGCGAGTGGGAAAAAACCGAGGGTCGCAAAATTAGCGACGGCAAAGGCATCGGCTATACCGATCTAGTTTGCTGGGCATACAACTTGTTAAAACTTAGCGGCGAAAAAATGCCCGCAACATATCGTGATTGGGTTAAAGCAAACCCAAACATGACGATCGAGGCGATTGACGAAACAAACCCAAACCATACGGCGTAGGCAGTTACCGACGGCAACTAGCCGAATTGCTAGTTGCAACAGGGTACTGGCCTACGGCAATCGAGTTTGACACGCGCGACCTGATAACGGTGATTACGATATTAAATAAGCAAAAGAGGTAGCGCAATGTCAGCATCAACAACTATTGAGGTCGTCGGCATTAAAAAGACGATCAATTCGTTGCGCAAAATTGACCCGCAATTGCAAAAAGATTTTAAGGCTGACGCAACCGCGATCGCCCAGCCAGCAATACAAGCAGGCAAAGCCGTTTACAAAGATTTGCCGTTATCGGGTATGCGTTATGCGTGGACACAAAACGCCCGCAAAATATTCCCGTTCGTACCGAGCAAAGCAGCCAACGGGGTCAAGATGCGGTTTGACACTCGACGTAATGCCGTCGGCGTAATACTCATAGAACAAAAAGATGTCGCGGCAGCCGTGTTTGAAACAGCGGGTCGCGCGAACGCAAACAAGTTAGGTAACGCGCTCGGGTTTGTTGGCGCTGGTCGCACTCGACTGATCGGGCCAGCCGTGTATAAAGCGCGTCGCGGTATTGAAGCCGAGATGACAAAAATGATCGCTAAAACTATGCGCACCGTGCAAAGCGAGTTATAAACATGGCACTATCTATACCTATTGTCAGCGAGTTTGACGGCAAAGGCATTGACAAAGCAATCAAAGAATTTAAGCAATTAGAAACCGTCGGCGAAAAAGCACAATTCGCAATTAGGAAAGCAGCGCTACCAGCGGCGGCGGCGTTGACGGCGGTTGCAGGTGCGTTGGGGTTGGCGGCTAAAGCGGCAGCCGAGGACGAGCAACAGCAAGCGATTTTGGCTAACACTATGCAAAACGTTGTCGGTGCTACTGATGCGACGGTTGCAGCAACTGAAAACATGATCGCGGCGATGTCAAGGGCAACGGGTACGGCTGACAGCGAGTTACGCCCAGCGTTTGCCGCATTATTAACCGGCACTAAAGATATTGGTGATGCAACTAAAGCATTGGCGCTTGCGCAAGATATTGCGATTGCTACTGGCACAGATTTACAAACCGTCAGCGACGCATTGAGTAAAGCGTATGCAGGCAATATGAAAGGTTTGCAGGCATTATCGCCTGAAATGAAAGGTTTGATTAAGGAAGGCGCGTCGCTCGATGTTGTGATGATGGCATTGTCAGACAATTTTGGTGGTGCGGCAGCGGCATCGGCACAAACAGCAGCAGGGCAATTTAAGATATTAAAAAACAGTTTGGAAGAAACTAAAGAAAGCATCGGTGCAGCGTTGTTGCCTGTGTTGCAAGCCGTGTTACCGTATTTGCAACGGTTGGCTGATTGGGCGCAAAAAAACCCTAAAGCATTTTTATATGTTGCAGGCACAATCGCAGCCGTCACAACTGCAATAACCGCGTTAAATTTTGTGTTGGCGTTAAACCCGTTTGTTGCTATGGCGGCCGCAATAATTGCCGTGTCATCAGCAATGGTTTATTTAGAACAAAAAACTAATGCGTTGTCAAATGCGTGGGGTCGGTTTGGTGCGGTTATTCGACTTGTTCTTGGCCCGTTATATGACGTGTTTGCGTTGGCTGGCAAATTGGGGTTGATTGACAAAATAAATATGCCAAGTTTTCCAAACACGTCGTATTCTGCCGCGACATCAAATTTGCCCCCAGCATTACGTTATGCACCTACACCGATTGTTACGCCGTCAATGCCGACATTGACTACGCCAATTGTTGGTGGTGGTGGCGGTGGCGGTAACTCGACTGGCGGCGGTGGTGGTGGCGGTGGTGGCGGTGTTGGTGGCGGCGGCGACTTAGTAACTATTCAAGGCGCGTTGACCGAGTTTGGTATGGCTGAACGTATCGCAGCGCGTGGTAGCGGTGGCGTGACTATTAATGTGACGGGCGGTATCTCGACTAGCGCCGAAATCGGTCAAAGCGTGTTAGATAGTTTGCTCGCTTACCAGCGCGTATCAGGGCCACTTGATTTACAGATAGCGGTCTAATGGCTGGGGTTGCGGTCGTTGCTAGTGGCAATTATGACCTAGAGATTGACACGGGGTTTGTGCAAGATGCGTTTACGCTTGACGACGCAACGGCAGGCGTTTTAGATAACACGACATACGTGCTTGACGGCACAACACAATACGCAAGCGTGTTAGACGGCATCAACCAAGTGTTTGTGCGTCGAGGGCGACGCGATCAAGGCGACCAGTTTGGTGCAGGCACTATGACGTTTACGATGCTTGACACCGACGGTATCTTTATGCCGTTTGACGAAAACAGCCCGTACTACGACACGGCCGAGGCTAAGCCGGGTTTAGCGCCAATGCGATCGGTGCGACTGTCTCGATACAGCGCCACCAACGTCAAAGAATATTTATTTGTCGGCAAAATCGTCAACTATGACTACAACTTCGCTTTAGGCGGTTTAGATACGTGTACCGTGTTTTGTGCCGACGACTTCTATTTGTTATCGCAAACATATTTAGATGAATACAACGTCAGCGAGGAATTGTCAAGCGTTCGAGTGTCGGCAATACTTGACCGACCCGAAGTAGCGTTCCCCGTCGCCAACCGCAATATTGGCACAGGCACACAAACACTTGGCGGTGACGCGGCGTTTACGATCGCGCAAGGCACAAACGTTCTCGGCTATTTAGCGCAAGTCAACGAGGCTGAGCAAGGCCGTCTATATATGTCGCGTGACGGCGACATCGTATTTGAGCCACGCATAGGCACAACACTTGACGCAAGCGTCGCAGACTTCCACGATGACGGCACAAACATACCGTACAACGGCGTTGGCATAACTTTTGAGGCTGATCAGGTTGTTAACCGTGCGGTCGTACAACACTTGGGCAGTAACAACCCGCAGATCGCTGACGACGCTGGCAGTCAAGCAACGTACTTTATACAGACCTACAGCATCACGAACAGTTTGTTGCATAACGATACGGCGGCGCTCGAGTTGGCAACCTATTTGCTTGACCCTAACCCTGAGCCACGATACACATCGCTAGCGACAGGGTTTCCGTTATTGAGCAGCGCCCAGCGTGACACGGTTGCCGTACTCGACATTGGCGACACGATCACTATTGAAAAATCGTTTGCCCCCGGCACAAACCCAGCGTCACTAGCCCAAAACCTAGCAATTGAGGGCATCGAGCATACGATCAACGTCAACAGCGGGCATAGCGTCACTTATTACACGTCGCCCGTCATCGTGTTGAATGAGCTGATACTTGATGACCCGTCGTTCGGTATCATCAATGCTGACAACGGGCTAGGTTAAAGTAGGGATTTATGGCGATACAAGATTTTACAGCAGGTCAAATTTTGACGGCCGCGCAAATGGACAGTTTGCAGGCAAACGATTACAACTGGACAGTTAGCACAAAAACCGCTAGTTACACGTTGGTCGCAGCCGATAAAGGCACTCGAGTTGTAATGAACGCGGCAGGCGCAACAACGATCACAGTAAACACAAGTTTGTTTAGTGCAGGCGACACTTTGTTTATTCAAAACATTGGCGCAGGCACTTGCACAATTACGGCAGGCACAGCAACAGTAACGACCGCAGGGTCATTAGCGTTAAGCACGTGGGCAGGTGGCACTTTATATTTTACTAGTGCTAGTGCAGCAATTTTTTTTAGCGGTTCTGCTTCTGCAAAATATAAATATCACGTATTCACGTCGTCAGGTACTTTGACCGTTACAACCGGCGGCACAATGGATTTGCTAGCGGTAGGCGGCGGCGGTGGCGGCGGCGGTAATCGCGGCGGCGGCGGCGGTGGCGGCGAAATAGATGTTTCATATTGGCAAGGCGTATCAGTAACAACAAACCAAACAATTACTATCGGCGCTGCGGGCGTAGGTTCGACAGCAATACCGATTGCCAACGGCACATCAGGCGGCAACACGACAATTGGAAGTTTGCTTACGGCAACGGGCGGCGGTGGCGGTAGCGGTGCGAGCGCTGCTTCAAGCGGTGGTAGTGGCGGTGGCGGTTCGGTTGCTTCAACTGCTGGCGGTTCAGCAACAGGCACTTACGCATTTGCAGGCGGCGCAGGCATTACAGGCGCGGCAGGCGATGCGGGTGGTGGTGGTGGTGGTGCTAGTGCAGTTGGCGCAGCAGGGCAAGGCACAGCGTCGGTTGCGATCGGCGGTAACGGCGGCGAGGGTTTAGCAGCAACATTTTTTAACTCTAATTTTAATTCGACAAATTTTCCTACAACTATGACATCACAGACCGTTTGGGGTTCAGGTGGTGGTGGTGGTGCTTACAAATCAACATCGGGTGGCACAGTTACACGCGGCGCAGGTGGCACGGGTGCAGGTTCGGGCGGTCTAGACCAACAATCAACAGTTTTAAACACGGCTAGCGCAGCAACAATGTATGGCGCGGGTGGTGGCGGCGGCGGTTTATATGCCGGCAACAGTCAAGGCGGCAACGGCTATCAAGGTTTAGCAATTGTTAGATATTTGAGTACTGCCGGCATTGTCGCTACAGGCGGTCAAGAAGTAGTTACGGTTTGACAATGACAACATACGCAGAAATTAACGACGACAATATAGTTGTTAACGTCATTGTTGCCGACGCAGATTTTGTTGCATCACAAATTGACAAAACTTACGTCGAATACGATGAAACGAACCCAGCAGGCATTGGTTACACGTACGACCCTGAAACAGGATTGTTTACAGCACCGCCGCAACCCCAACCAGTAGAACCAATTGAGCCTGACGACGAGCAGTAGTTATGGCGCGTAAACCAATTAACCGATCACGTCGCCAAATAGGCGACCAAACAACTAAAGGCGGCCTAATCGGTTTGTTTATCTATTGGGCAACACAAAACAACATTGACCCAGCACTCATCGCGCTACTTGTACCGATCATCTCAAGCGTGTTGGCTTGGCTATCAACCAAAATTGGTGACCCCGATCTAGCCTGCATATTCATACCCAAAGACGACAAAGACAACAAAGATTGACTAAACCGTACGTCGTCATACAGCAACCAGTTGTCAAAGGCGGTTTAGCAGGCACACGCACTTGGTCAGATTTGGCCTGCAAAAACAGCAACGGGTCGCTATGGTGCAACGGGTTATGGGTTAATCGCGATATGCGGACACGACCCGGCATCGTCAGCAACCATGCTCGAGGGCTGGCAATGGATTTGTCGTACCGTTGGCTAAACCAAAAAAAACTTGGTGTGCGTGACGGTCGCAAAACATCGCTTGCGTTCATAATCAAGTGTTTGCAAAACGCCGATCACTTAGGCATACAACTTGTAATTGACTATCAGTTGCAACGATCGTGGCGTTGCGATCGTGGCACATGGAAACCATTACCAAGCGTCGAGCAAGGCGATTGGTACCATTTGGAAGTAGAGCCATTACTTGCACACAACCCCGACATCGTAAAAGCCCGATTTGACGCGGTTTTCGGGGCATTCCCCACATCACCACCAAAACCCGTCTAGGGTTATAGACCTACCGAGAAAGTAGGTCACTCATGACACTCATCACCAAAATTGGCGTATCGCTATTTATTAGCGTCACGTCAATATTCGTACTACACAAACCACCAACCCCAACACCAACAGAACTACGCCCAGCGCCAATAACCGTATGGCAAGGTTTAGAGCCTGCAGCGCCTGTACCACCAACCACGGTTGTTACTACGCCTATAACGCAACCTGACGCGTGTCAGACGGTGTTTGACATGGCTCGACACGTCGGCTGGGCAGAACAAGACTTAACCCAACTGGTTGCGGTCGCGTATCGTGAGAGCCGTTGCCAACCTGACGCATTTAACCCACGCGACCCTAACGGCGGGTCAAACGGCGTTATGCAGATCAACCAGTTTTGGTGCAAACCGTCAAAGTATTACGCAAACGGCTATTTGCAGGCATACGGCCTGATACGCACCTGCGACGACCTATTCGACTTAGAGGACAATCTACGGTCGGCGTTAGCAATTTTTAGGTACTCGAATGGTTGGCGCGCATGGTCACTTTAAAACATTTGTTTTTGGCAAGTGTGCTAACCGCGTACACGTACCTGATAATGTCAGTCACCAACAAACGAAAGGCAAGAGATGACCGAGAACATCGACCCGAGAACTGACCCACAGTTCAAAGCATTAATGCAA